ATTTACATAAGGGCCAGCGAACGCAGCGGTGGCAAGGAAAGGAGCAGCTGCAACAGCTGCGATTGCGAATTTAAACATAATTGTACCTCTAAGTTTCTCGCAGAGTAATACCTGCGGATGGAAGGAGTTTCGACAAACTCCGTTTCAGTGAGTCAACGAGTAATTGAGGTCTCATCACTTGAATGTATTTATTGTAACATATTACTATGATTATGTCAACTAAGATTTGGTTAAGATTTAACCAACGGAAGGGGTGGGATTCGAACCCACGGATGCTTTCACATCGCTGGTTTTCAAGACCAGAGCCTTCAACCACTCGACCACCCTTCCAATAGGAGCAGGGAGACTTGAACTCCCACGGGCAATGCCCAACAGATTTTAAGTCTGGTGTGTCTACCGATTCCACCATGCTCCCAAGGTCGGAATGACAGGATTCGAACCTGCGACATCTCGCTCCCAAAGCGAGTGCTCTACCAAACTGAGCTACATTCCGATCAAAAGAGATTTAACTGATCATTATTATCTAGTTGATAAGTAGGAGGATGAAAATTACAATACTCATTGAAAGTGATTTTCATTTCCTTGTTAGTAAGTTTAGCATGGTTTGCTGCTTTTGGTAAATTCCATTTTGCTGAAAACAACATTTCCATTGCCTTTCTAGTCTCAGATCTCATTCTTGTCGTAATTCCTCAAGGTGATCTAAAATACCATCAAAAGATTGAATTCCCTCAATTTCACACATAATTTTTGAAATCGAATTGCAAACAATCGGACGCTCTTGACGTGCTGCATATGCTAAAGCATTTCGGAGTGCTGTAGATGCTTCATCTAAAGATTGTTGTACTGATTGTGATAATGCCATTAGTCAGATGCTCTCCATTGTGTATAAGTTTTTCTATTACCTAATTTACATCTCATTTGTTGAAACTCTTCAACTACTTCTAGAATTTCCTGTGCTTTTACTTCACCATCGAGATAGAAGTCCCAGGTTTCATCATTACGACCTTTGGTATAAGAATCATAAAGATATGTCATCAAAGTGTCAATCAGTAGATCATGATGTGTCATTTGATTAAATTTAGTTTTCTTTTTAATGCTTGCCGACGAGCGCGAGCATGTTTGAGTGCAACAGGGCGTTTTTTAGACTTTGAGTTGCGACCCAGTTTTCTAGGAGTTTCGTGATTTTTGAGCCGCATTGCCTTGCCCCGTTACCCACACATTATATAGGAGCGGTAGCAGGGTTGTCAAGGAATTGCTGCCGAAACTCTTCAACCTGCTTTTGAATCTCTGGTGCTACATGTGGCACATCAGTAACTGGCACACACGCAATGGCCGTTCCATCAGGACGCTCGATTCGCCAAATTACACGATTTCGCTCACACAATGTAAGACAAAAATCAAAATTGTCGGCAAATTCTTCTTCTGTAATTACTAATGGTTGATTCATTGTTCAGAAAAGCAATAAGTACGAATTTCTGCAGGTGTCGTATTTTCAATTTGAGTGACAGTTTCTGCAAATCCTTCAGACCCTTCACGATCCCATTTCCATTTTACGGTACGCACATCTCCTGCATCGGAAATAAGTTTAATACTACGCTTAGAAAAATCAATAAAAATATGCTGCAAGGATGAATCTGACATAAGGGTTTTCGGTTACCTATATATCATAGCACACTATTTGCTTCCTGTGTAGGGCGGTGTGCCAGTTTTTTAATTGAGCTTGATCACTGATGCAGTGCAAACCATTGCAGCACCTGCAGTAAGAGTCATTGCACCTCCTGCAGTGATCGTAACAGCAGCACTTGCCTTCATAGCAATAGCGCCAGCAGCAACAGTGGCGGTAAATGCTCCTGCGGCAACGGTAAATAACGCACCTCCAGCAGCACAAGTGACTGTAAATGGACCAGGGGTTGTTACAACAAATGGAGGAATTTTAGTAGCACCACCTGGGATTTGAGTAAATGTAACTGGACCACCAACATTGACCAAATATGATCCCAAACTAGGTTTTGGTGGTAAGAAATTTACATTTTGAATCATTGTGGTGGTATTGAATGTCATTGCATTTCCTGCATTGACAATAAATTCTCCACATCCATATGTGGCAACTTTACAATCGTTTTTATATAGTGATCCAGTGACTGACAGTTCTCTAGCACCAAATGACAATTGGGTTGCTTGTAATTTGAGATTGGCACCATTAGTGATGAGATCTAAATCAGATCCAAATGACATTGTATGTTTTTGAATTTTTTTGCTTCCTTTTTCCTTACCATTATTATCAGCAATTTTTGGAGCACCTTGAGCATTGAAGAAATACCCTCCCCCAATTTCAATATGACAATCACCAGTAACTTTTAATCTGTAATCACCATTGATTGTGCGGCAATAATCTCCACCAATAGTTTTGCAATCATCGTCTGGTACAGTTTGAGTTAAATTACCACCGTAACTAATGTGATCTGCTTTGAGATTACCATTTTTATCTCCACCAGACTGCTTTTTAACATATTTTTCTATTTCTTTATTTTTCTCCTCTTGAGTAATGTTCTTATCTTTTGTTTGTGCGTTTACCGCTTCCGTTGCTTTGTGTTTGGCAAGTGATTCGTTATTAGCACTAACGGAGGTATGAGTTGTGCCAGATGCAGTTTTGGTAATTGTTGCTTCTCTTCCTGGGGTGCCCAGTTGCATGGTATAAGCACCATTGATAAATGTCTGAGCAGCAGTAAGATATGGAGATGCTTCGTCGAAGAATGAATCTAAGAAACTACCAGATCCACCACCACAAGCTTTTCTTGATTTACCCAAAGGAAGCTCTGCTAATGCCGTAGCAGTACATTCAGTAGTTCCGAAAAATGGAAACCATCCTACATCTGCCGTTCCGCCATCAGCTGATCGATCACAACCAAAATCAAACAACGACATCAATATCGTTAGAATTTGAATGATATTATCTAAACTTAAGTTTTTAAAGTCAAACTTACCATTAAAAATTTGACTTCCCTTCTGCCAACCTTCAAGAATTTCTTTAGCTTTGCCAACCCCATCAACAATTTTAATGACAGTTTGCACAACCTGTAATGCTTGTTCGAGGATGTTACCTATACCGCAAGTAATTTGCTCAATCATTGCTTCAACGCCAGCGATTGCTGCTTCTGCTTGAGAAATTGCTCCCTCAATAAAAGAAGTAAGAATACCTACAAGAGTAGCAATCGGTGCATTAATAAATGAAACTAGCAGAGAATCCAAACCACAAATCAATGACAGCAAAGTACTGATAGCAGTTTGAATTAGAGCAAACGTTGTTGCTGGAATTCCCAAAAATGAAGTAATAAAACTCGCCTTTTCTATATTCTGGACTAATTCATCAATCTGAAGTCTAATGGCAGAGACAACTTGTGCAAAAACTGCACTCAAGAAGTTTTTGATTTTTCCCATCAATTGTTGAGCAGTAACAATCTTATTCTCAACTACATTTAGAAAGTCACCATCTTCCGCCTTAACCAGATTTGATGCAGTATCAATGAGATCCTGAACTAGATATTTTAATCCTGCTTCCAAAGATTTTATTGGTCCACCAGTACCGCTAGCAGCAGGAATTGGTGCATCTGCCTCTGGTTGAGCAGGTTTTTGAGGATTGCCAGTTACACTACCAGCAACTTGTGTCCCCATACTTTTTGGTCCAGTATGCGATGGTGGTCGCTCTTCACCAGCAACATCTTTACCTGGTAGAGGTACAGAAGTGTTTTGCACGTCTCTACCAACTTCTGAGTCATTTGGATCACCAGCTGGCATTGCTGTGCTAGCATTAATTCCTTCGCCAGGAGGAATTTCTTTAGCAGTAAACAGAAACTTTTTCTTACTTCCAGTTTTTGCTCCTTTACTGCCTTTATCCATTCTCAAAACGCCCATTACTATTGGCATTTGAGCAGATTCTCCATCTAAGAAAAATCCCATGACAATGGCACCAGGTTGCAACTGTCCCGAAGATTGCCCCTGGCCATCATTTCCAGCCTGATCGGTACCCTGTAAAACCGTTGCCCAAGGTAGATTTTCAGTGGGAAGATCATCTGCAGATCCTCCTGCTGGTTTTGTATAAAAATTAAGCACACGGCACTTAACACGTCCAATATTCATTGGATCTTTGTTATCTTCTACCTCACCAATCCACCAAAAGAAACCATCTTTACCTGTAAAATTGGTATATTGCTCATTAATAATGCCGTCAATACTCATTGTCTAAATGAAAAGTCCTAATTTATTTATTCGTCCATTGGATGCCCATGTCTCCATGTAGTTGTGTCAGGGGGATCACACTTTGCGTCCCAAGAGCGAACCAGCAATTCAGTAAATAATGCCATTTTATCTGGATGAACTGCAGCAGGATTTTGATTGAGTTGTGCTTTTAGTGCAATTAATTCTTTCCATTCTTCTTCTGTCAGTTGGGCGTTTGGAGAATTGGAATGTGACATAAATCTGTGCGTATTACTTAGTATATATTATCAGGATTTCATCACAAAACAAGTTTTCTTAATAAAATTTTTAAATTTAGGAAAATCTCAAAATGGGCGATACTGGATTCGAACCAGTGACCATCTCCGTGTAAAGGAGGCACTCTACCGCTGAGTTAATCGCCCCTAATCAATTCATACAATCCCAGACTTCCAAAAACCATTTTTCCATTTGGGTCATATCCTTGGTCTCTACATCTTAATGCAGTTTTAGATAAGTAAATTTCAGTTTTGACCCGTACATTTTCTCTAACAATACAATTATTGCCGATTAATTTTCCGTGCCATTCACTCCCTTGATACTCGAATATCATATCACATCCTGAATCTTTTGTCCAGTCTAAATTGTAGTTTTCTACAACAACTCTTGTTTCTGAAATTTCTACAATTTTGTGATATCTTTCACGATATGGATTATGCGGGTCTCTTCGATACCACTGTTTTGAATGGTATCCTCCCTCTATTTTTTCCCATAAAATAAAAATTTGAGCAAATTGACTTGGATTTGATTGTGCTTGATGTCTGTTATTATATAACCCCAAAAGGTAAGTTTCAAAGTTAGACATCATATTTTTTACATTCTACTGCATCTGGATGGCTATCGCAGAATAACTCTAGTGACGTTGGATCATGGTCATCTTCTGGATGTTTTACTTTATATTCTTCTAAAGAAACTAATTCGTCCTCAAGATGACGACGTTGTTGAGAAGATATTGTAGGATCCTCTAAAATTTCCTTGTCTTTTTCAATATGTTGATCAATAGTGTCCATAAGGAAGTTTAAATCTTTACAATTATTTATGTTGTCTTTGGAATACTATCTTTATAAAGTAGCATTTCTGTAGTTAATGCTCTACCATCATATTTATGACGTAATCCAGCAATAACATATCTACCACTATACTTTTCATCTCTCACCATACGATTTCCAGATGGTTTTGTTTGTGGTATATCAATATCAACTCCATATCCAGGATATAAGTCTACATTTCCAGGTATATTTACTAGTACCTGAATTGCCTTAAAACTTTCAACTCTTAAATGCTGATATGCTTGTAACCAAGGAAGTTGATTATATGTTCCCTTATCTTTTAGATTGCTTGTTTGTGTAGTTGGATTTTGTGCCCCAACACTATCGTAAATCCTATTAGGAAGAATACCATATCTAATTCTTCTTGGTATTTTTTGAAGTGCTTGCTGCATATCCTTATCATACTTGGTGAGAGGATTTACACCATTACCACCACCAATATGCACCATACTATTCCAATAATCTTCCATTGAATAACTAACAGGATTAAATGTTTCTGGTGATAATGTAGAATTTTGGAATGCAGACGGATCAAAGGCACAACTATATCCACAGTATGATCCATTTCTCAATGCAAGTAGATAATTTCTATCTTCTGGAAAAGAAATATTATCTATTTTAAATCTATCGTCTGCTTCAGTTGAGCTCTTCTTTGGACTATAAAAATATTTGTATAGTCTTGCTTTCTCACCTTTAACATCTGTTTTGTCAGTTGATGATTGCTTATTTACGTCATCAATTATTGTATCAATAGATTTAAAATGAAATCCTTTTCTAGATTCCCAGAAAAGAAATCCATTTTGAGGTTTTTTAGAATCTCCACCCTTCCTAATAGATTTGCCTGCAATCCAATAAATTGTGTCAAAAATTCTCCAATTAGTTGCAATAAATTCATGCTTATTTAAAGAGTCCTCAACAAAAATTGATTTCTTTGCTTCAAATAAAAATTTCTTATCTTTAAGTAATTTTTCAACAATATCTTTTGCACCATTCTTTTTATCAAATAATTTTTGCGAAGCACCAAATACACTTGTAATTTCATTCTTTAGAAAATCTGGTGATACACATTGCACAATGTATCCATCAGCATTTCCACTTTTTGCTCTACTAGCAATATTGTATGCTCTTAAATTGTAAACAACTTTGTCTGTTTGCTCTTTTCCACCAACTTGAAAACTTATTTCCCATATTTCACTACCTTTAAGCGAAGCAAGAAGATTAGCACTATCTTGTATTACAATTTCTGCATTAATTGCAGCCATAGAAATACTTTCAGTAACAGTACATGCCATTACAAAATCCTGTAACTGATCATCGCCACTATTATTTGTGCGATATTTTCCTTGGGAATCCCTTATTTTTAATTTGAAGATAACTTCGTTAGATGTTTCTCTTTTCATTTATCTTCCTGGTGTATGTGATGCTAGAAGGTTATTTGTAGAATTCATAAGAGTTAAAAGTGATGTCCTTTCACTACCAGACCCACCACTCACAACAGTTGGTTGTTGTGAATTAACAGCATTTTGCGCTTTTTGCACATTTTTTGCTGCTTCTGCAGACATTGCATCTGTTTTAATACTAGAGGCAAGGGCTGCCGCTTGCACTTGTTGAATTGCAGTGGTTTGCCGTTGTCTAATAGTATCACGACTTTGCAATGTTTGCTCAGTTTGCCCGACAAGTGTTGCTGAAGAAGGAGGTCCCGCAGGGGTTAGATTTGCTCCTGGTACAGATCCAGTCATTACAGCATTAGCAACAAATTTCTCTTTATCAATTCCAGTTAAACCCATAATTGCGGCTTGCGCTCTTGCAGCTTTAGCAGTAGCAAATTGCTCACGAGTTAATGATTTGTCTGGTCTCTGTCCTGGTGCTAAAGCTCCAGGTGGATTTGTACCACTTGCTGCAGGTGATGTACTTGGTGTTAACTGTTGACCAGAAGATGCTGTACCTGGGGCAGGTGCCATAGATGGGCTAGATCCCGCTGCGCCACTAGAAGTAGATCCACGGTTTGTAGATGCTTCACTAGATGTATTACTATCTGCCTTTGGTTCTGCACCAAATAATCTACCAATCTCTTCACCCATCATTTGAAATGCCTTCATCGGATCATCTGGTGGGAATCCAGGTTCGGGTCCTTGTACATCGCCTTCGTATTCACCATCACCCTCTATTGACAAATCTTCACCACCACCTCCACCAGAAATTCCAAACTCTGCCTTTTTCTTTTCAACTCTTCCACTTAAATCAGCAATAGTGATCTTTCCATCACTATTACCATCCAATCCCTTATTTGATTTATACCATTTTGGAGAATCTGAAGAATAACCCTTAGGTAAGCTTCCATCTTTAGATGCCACAACAAAATCAGCAGGTTTGCCAGCAAATGCTGGTAAAAATACTGCAGTATATAAGTGCCCAGCTGTTACTCGACCCTTAACATCTTTGAGTTTTGGATATAGATATTTTTCAACATAATCCATTTGCTCAGCACGAGACATCTTTTTCAACTTCTCCTGTGTGGTGCTAACAGATGCTGCCGAGGAAGCACTGAATTGAATTAGTCCAACATGTGTGCCATTATCTGCAGCAGGATTTAACCCAGATTCGGATGCCATCATTCCAAGAAGATCAGCAGGATGTGCTTTGATTTTTCTAGCAACTTCCGTAACTCTCTTTAAGAATGGTTTATCGTTACCAACTCTTTTGGCCGCTGGCTTTCCTGGTGCTAATGCTAGTGCCCCTCCGTCTCCACCAGATCCACTATCTCCAGCAGCGCCAGTGGTTGCTTTACCCGAGGTAATAAAATTAACAAAGGCTTCATGCCCCTTCTTTGAAGCATTTAAGTGTAAGTGCTCAGCATAACTGTTTGGACCCGCATCTCCATCACCACCCTGCACACCAACAATTTTACCAGCAGGTATTCTAACTCCAGCTTTAATGCCCTCACCTATTTTAGAAAGGTGAGCATAATGCATGTTTCCAAAATTTGTTTTAACAACAACACTCTTTCCATAATTTGATCCAGTAATTTTTCCAGCGGCAAGAACTTCACCACCTACAGGTGTAGGAATTAAACCATTTGGGCCAGATGGCATAAATTGTGGCATTTTTCCAACGCCATAATCCTTAGGATGTCCTACAGGAATTCCATTATATACTCTATTGGTACCTTCACCGCTATGATGAGGATTTAATTCTCGGAAATTATATGTTTTACCTGGCTCCATTCTCTTATTACCACGACCATTTGATGTCAAACTGATTTTTCCACCAGCTGCCATCTCAGCAAAATCACTCTTACCCCATTTAAATCCATGTTCGTCATGGGGAGTAAACATTCCACCCAAATCATATCCACCCATTAAAGCTTCATTGATTCGTTTACCCATCAATCCAGAATCTCTTTTGGTTGCAGGAGTATCAATTGGGATTACAAATCCACCAGATGCCCTTCCAGCAACATATTCAAGACCATGACCAATAAATGCAGTTGAGTTTCCACCATCTAAAGAAACTGGATAACCAGATTGGGGTCCAGAAATAAATCCACCAGATTTTCTACGAGGCAATTTACCACCTTTTGCCATTTCAGGCTCACTTGTTGCTGCTCGTGTTGCCATTACAACACCTGTTACACCAGCAGCAATAAATCCTAGAGCGCCCAGACCTCTAGCACGTCTAGAAAGTTTTCCTTTAGAATCTTGTAAATTCTTGGTGAATAATCCAAGTACAGATCTAAAATCTTTAATGATATTGAGAGGATTAGCTAACCATCTGATTGCTAAAAATAATCCAGCAAAATTTACTAGTGCTCCAAATATATTTGGAATCTTTTCAAACCAAGTTTTATCATCACGAAATAATTCATATAGATTATCTACAAATCCAACCAATCGATCACTAACAAAGTCAGATATCCATTCAAAAAATTTAAGCAGAGTCTCAACAGTTTGTTTTACCTTTTCTCTATTCTTTTCATCTGATAACCATTTCATCACTGGAATACCAATTGCCAGCAGCACAAAGTCCTTAAAAAGGTTAAAGATAGCCTCTAAAAATCCTGGTTGCTCAGTTTCAGGAATTTCTCCTTCTTTTAAGTCCATCTTTGGACCACCCGAAGCAGATGTATTGTAAACTGGTTTAAAAGAAACCGCACTTAACTTCATATTTTTTAGAAGTGCAGCTTGAGAAGCACTGAAATCTTGCAATAATTTTGCAATAGAATTTACTGTTGCTCCTAAATTATTAATCCCATTGGTTACATTATTAATACCAATATGTAACTGATTTATATCTTTTGCACTTACGGGTTTTCCAGCACCACGAATTGCACGAGGTTCTTGTACAGCAACAAATTTATAGAAATTAATTTTTGCACTTTTCTTTACTGATGTTACCGCTGCCATGATTTACTTTTTAAGTAGTGGTGATGGTTTAGTACTTACGACCTTAGCAGGACTATTTATTGGCATAGGTGTAATTAGAGGTTGTGCTATTCCAAAAGCAACTGGGATTGGCACCAATTCTGGACCATTCTTATCTATAGCATAGTTTTTAGCAAATTGAGTATTTAATTTGGATGTATCTATACCTGCTATTTTTGCAAAAGTTCCAGATTTGTCTGTATATGCTTTAGCAACGACTTCATTCGCATTTGGTAAGGGCATTGTCTCTGCTGCTGGTGTTGCAGCTTCTGATGTTTCAGATCCAAATAACTTAGCGATCTCTTTTCCTACTTGCTGAAATGCTGAGAGTGGATCTGTTGGCATCTCTTGCTCAACTGCAGAAGATGAAGATTCAGATCCAGACGCACGAGAAGAAGTTTCTGTAGGTGATTCTTCGGATGTATCTTCATCTACACTAGTAGTGCCCCCACCAAAAACCACTTTGGTGCGAGGACTACGCCCAGTTAAAATAATCGCTGCTTCATCATTTCTTCTCCAGGCGTTTTTGCGTCTATCGTGATTGGCCAATACAGTTTGGAAGTATTTTGCAACACCTGCATAATTATCTGATTTTGCAGCATCTTTAACTTTTCCAGATAAAGTTCCACCAAGACTACCATAATTAAATGCTTTGGAAATCAACGGTGCTTTTACTTTATCAGGTAACTTACCATAGACATCAGATCCAACTTCCCTTTTTACTTTAGTAGTAAATTCAGCAACATGCTTAGCCTTAATCGCATATGCTTCATCTTTAGTAATCGTATCTCCTTTCTTTACCTTACCTTTTAATCTAAATCCAGGTGGATAATAAGTTGCACCAATACCAATTGTAGGTACTCCCCATCCATAGATTGCATCTGCATAGGCTTCTGTTCTAAGACCTTCATAGTTTGCCAATATTTTTGATGTGTTTATACCAAAAGAACCACCAGCTGCCCTCTCTTCTAGTTTTTCTTTATTTCCACCAAGACCAGACACAATAGATCCCAAAGATGGTAATTTCGCAGTCGCTTTTTTAATCGTATCACCAATTCCCTTCACACCAGGTATAGCATTTAGAATTTTCCCCTCTCCTTCTTGAATTCCTGGCACTAAATCTCTAGCAAATAAATATGCATCCAATCCCATTGATATTCCAGGACCAGGGAGAAATCCAAATAATCCAGAAATGTCAAATCCAGCGGACAATAATTCTAGCAATGCACCAAATGGATCACCCGATGCTAAACGCTCGTATCCAAATACTAAATTCAAAGCACCACCGACTATTGGCAATGCTTTACCGCCAAGTTTTTTAGCAAGTGGACCAAGATTGTCCATCACAGGATACAATCCCTTTGCTTTTAGTGCTTCAGCAGCTTTTTTACCCAGAGGCGTCTTAAATAAGGCGCTTTCAACTTTTGTGCCGATCGCTTTTAATTTATCGACTAATGGTGCAAATGCCTTTTTGATGGGAGCAACCATCTTCTCAAGCACATATTTTTTTGCACTTGCTCCTAGAGAAGAAACTCCGTTTTTAAGAAACTTTGCAGCGTCACCAACTTTATTACCAACAGCACTCGCAGCTGCCAACGCTTTAGCATTTAATTTTTTTCCAAGACTAACAATCGCATCCCACTGTTTTCTGATTGCCTCGCTAAGATTTTCATATTGAGTTTTTGCCCAATCACTAGCGCCTGCGAGAGCTCTTTGTAGGAAATTAGGTTTCTTCGCTGGTTCTGGTTCACTAAAGTCAAGTTCTAATTGTACTGGTTTATCTACATCAACATTTGTTGGTTTTACTTTCTCTGGATCATCAACATCAGCAACATCAGTAGGTTTTGTAGTGTCAAGGTCCTTTTCCTTTTTATCAAAGAAACTACCAATTCCATCAATTAATGCAAAAATATCATCAATTAGCTTAAATGGATTCATTAAGTATCGCAAAGCTGCAATACCTATAAACAATTGACCAAGACCTTCTATTCGTTTGAAGAAATCACTATTTGCCCCAAACAACTTATTAAATCCATCGAGAATATTACCTACAATATTCTCAGCAAATTTATATATTTTTTCTGCTACGAATTGAAGTTTGAAAACAAATGATTCAATTTTTTCTCTATTTGCTGGATCTGCCAGATATTTTAAAACTTTGCTTGTTATAACAATACTAGCAATATCAGCAAATATATTTAAAAGTGGTCCAAATGTCTTCTCAAGAAAATCTAAGAATCCACCTTTCTCTTTTTTAGTCTTACTATTATCTAACTCATCTTCATATTTCTCAGATTGCTTTTCTTTTTGACTATCTAATCTGGAGTTAGCCAACTCCATTTTAGCTTCTGCTTCTAAATCAAGAGCACGACGCTCATTCTTAATTTTTTGTACTTCTAACGATTTTTGAAAAACAATGGTTGCCTTATTATTTGATACAATGTCTGCAACAATATTACCCAACCCTTCTACAGTAGATCCAAGGCGATTAACGGCTAAAAGTTGCTTTGAAGTTGCACGCACAACTGGAGTAGTAGAGGTTGCAACTACTCCAGGGTTGATAAACTTGTATGGGGTGATTTTAGCCAACCTGCCTCTCCTTGTATCTTCTTTCCTCCTCCTTGAGGAAGGATATTAATAGATTTAAATATACTTCTTTTTCCCAAGGCATCAAATTGTCAATATATTCAAGATTCCATTTGTGATGATGAATAAGAGCAAAGTTAGACTCATAATAATTACGAAGATTATTGTGTAGAAGGGCTACTCGAAAAAAGCAGCAAGACCTTCAAGCACAACCTCACTTTCAACATCAGTATTTGGATTTTTTACTTTAATTGTATGAGACAATTTAGGCATTGTTTCAAAAAATTTTTGAATCATCATGAATTGCTTACTATTCATAGTTTCAAAGAATTCAAGTAACTCTTTTTTGGGAGTATCTTTGCAAAGATAAACCTGTGATTTATCAGAAATACTTTCAGCACAACTTGCTGCCATTTCAAAGATTTCATCCAGTCCAGGATTTTTACCTTGTAGATTCATTTGTACAAACATTTCCATGCTTGGATAACCCATGGTAAGCACAACATCATCATTCAATTCAATATCTTTTTTATGATCTGGATCAGTGATAACTGAAATTTCATCGAGGGGAATTGTAGTTTTTACTTGGGTTTCATTATCATCTGGACATGTTATAGAAACATCCACATTCTCACCAACAGATCTTGTGCGAATCTTCAAAAAGAGGTATTCAATATCAAATGTAGCAAGTTTATTAACATCTTTAATATCAGTACAAGAAACGAGAATTTTCTTGACTGCATCAATCATATCAGCTTGCTCACCACTTTCCATTGCAAGAAAAAGAAGTTTTTCTTCTTTTACAAGAAATGGTCTATATTTAACTTTTTGCCCTGTAGAAGGCAATTGTGTCGTATACGACGGCACATTTAACTTAGGTAATGCCATAGAGAAATCAATTCAGTATTTTTATTTATTACTTGACCCCAGGGGTAACTCCCAACCCAGTTTTATCTACGCTGAAACTGGCGCTACCAAATGCAGCTGCAGTTGCTGCGGCCTGTTGTGAAGTATACGGGTTAGTAGGTTGAGATTTTGCAAGATTATCCGTAGATGCATTCTGTCCATATTTGTAACTAAATCCATCTTCATCAAATTTGGGTTGAGCATAAAATCTATATCTTTCATATGAGAAAGTTACATCCATCTGCAACAATCCAGCTTGATCATTAGTCAGTGTCATTGCACCTATATTAAGGGGGAAGACATTACGCAGATCATAAGCACCGACTAATTGATCGTCTTTATACTTGATAATATCTTCTTCATCAATTCCCCATGATTTTAATAGCTGTTTATAATATTCTGGAATGGCAAATTCAGGACCGCCGCCTCTTTCCCACTTATAAATGTATAAATGTGGAGAAACATAGTCATCATAATAGTCCACAAATTGATTTGCATCACTAGACATGATACTAATCCATCTTTCAAATGCCAATCTGATGATGTGAGATCTTGGCATAGTAAAAGATATACTAATCTGACTCACTGTAGAAGATGTCGCATAATTATATGCCGATCCAATATTGGTTATACTACCAGTTGTAACTTGCTTGCTTGGAAGATTAACAGTATTGGCATACATGTTAATAGCTTTTGATAAGTCACCCGTTTCCAGCTGAAACTTTGGAGTTAAGAAGTAACGACCAGCCTTAAGAATGTTTGGAGTTGCAATAGAAACGCTGTATCTATTGTTAGTTGCAGGGGAATTATTATTACCCTTAGCAAAAGCCATAAATTCTGACAATCTTTGCCTTGGTACTGCTGCTCTTCTTGCATCTATGTTGTAACTTGCCATTAAACTTTAAGCTCCTTTTCGGTGATAACCAGAAATTCCCAATCATGATCTTTACAAAACTCTTCAGCAGCAGCCCACTTTGCCTTATTTACACTCCAAGTCACAACCTCATTAATATAACGTTTAGTAATTTTTTTCTGAGTTGGTGGTTCTTTTGTTTGCTTGAGTGGTTTTACCTCAACTAGATATTTTTTATTTTCAACTCTCACATAAAAATCTGGAAAATATCTATGTCGTTTACCATCAACAGGAGAAATGTAAGGAATAATAATTTCTTCACTACCCCATTCAGATACGGATGGGGTAATATCACACCACTTCATAAATTTATACTCCCAAGAAGATCGATAAACAATATTCTTAGCATCACCCTTATACTTGTGAGGGAAAGATGGTTTGTAAAACCCCTGATACCTCATAAATAACATTGTATAGTAAGATTGTAACTATTTAGGTGGCAGGCACTCTAGTATATCCAATTAGAAATCCAGTTGTAGGAGATTCACTAAACAGTGTTGACGCCCCTACTGGTAGAGTTGATTATCTAAAACTCGAAAGATTTAGAGTCAACTTTGAAGATACAAAGTATGGTGGAGATAACTTACCAGGAAATAAACAAACAACAATACCAAATGGTACTAAGGTATATATAGCGATGCCTCAGGCATTGAGTGTTGCATATCAAACAGACTATAGTGCAATCAATATGGGATCAGCTGGTGTTGCAGCTGCACAAATTGCCCAAGGTATAGTAGCAGGATCTGGAGCTGGGGGAGCAGATATTATCACTAATGCTATTGGGGAAGCTGCAGGATCTGCTTTACCAGAATTTGCGTATAATAAAGGAGCAAGTCTTGCTTCAAACTTAGCTAGTACTTTAGGATTAGACACTGGAGTTACTGGTAATGCTATTCAAGCATTAACAAAAGGGAGAATCATGAATCCCTTTACTGAGCAAATTTTTAATGGTGTGCAATTTAGAAATCACCAATTCACCTTTAAAATGTTTGCCAGAAATAAAGCAGAAGCTAGAGAAATTCTAAATATCATTAAATATCTAAAAATGGGTGCCTTACCATCATTAGGTGATTTATCTGATGCAGAATATAGTAGCCTAAATTCAAGTGTTGGAAAGTCAGCACAACAAGCTGCAAATGCTACATCAACTGCATCTGGGGCCGCCGCGAAAGGTGGTGAAACAGCTAGTAACAGTAGTGCAGTATACAATAAAACTGGAAAATTTTTGAATATACCAGATCGCTTCCAGTTATCATTTGTTAGATATGATCTAAGTAAAGATAGTGTGGCGTCATTACCTCATTATAAGTTTATGCCATGTGTTTGCACAAACATCACAGTTAATTATACTCCAGATGGACAATATGTTTCATTCAAAGATGGTATTGCAGATTTAACTGATGGTGTGCAAACTGGTGCAAATCAAATGCTAGTGCCAGCTGTAGAACTTGGTCTATCATTTGCAGAAACAAGATTTGTAACGACTATCGACGCTGCTGCAGGATACTGATATGCCAAGTTATTTTACCCATTTACCAAATATCTATGTTGCTCAATCAGATGAGCAACAGCAAATAACATATCAATTAGTAAAGAATATATTCAGAAGGGTAATCATACAAGAAAGACTTGATGTTTATGGAAATGAATTTGAAGCATATACCATTAGAGATGGGCAAAGACCAGACTCAATAGCTCATTTATTTTTTGGTGATGCAAGTTTAGATTGGATTATTTTAATTACAAATGGTATTATTGATAGATATGAGCAATGGCCAAGATCAGATTATGAATTATTAGAGTACACAAAAGCAAAATACGGTGACCATGAAGCAATACATCATTATGAAACGAGAGAGGTGCTTTGGGATAATGCAGTCTTCATTAAAGAAGGTCTTGAAGTTAATTCCTCATGGAGGACTAAACTTCCAAATGGTAATGTATTGTCAGAAAATGACTCTGTATACCCAGTAACAAATATAGAATATGAAATTACAAAAAATGAAAAGAAAAGATTAATTGCCATTCCAAGTCAAAGACTTCTAGAATTCTATGAAGAAGAATTCAGAAATCTAGTAGATTATGAAACCAACAAAGAAGTTGATACCGATGGCAACAAAAAAACTGTTCTTTCTATTGTTGGTGCATATCTAGACAGAGCATCATATAAAAGGAATTTATCTGCAGGTACGGTTGTGGCTACATCTGCAGATAATGGTATAACCGCCTCATCAATTGCTGGAGGCAACGTTGCAGTTATTGATGTTACTGAGACATCGGCTGGGACTTTTAGTGGTGGCACAGGTACTTCTGGCGGCGGAGGCAGCAGTGGTGGCTCTGGCGGCGGTGGATCTGGTGGTGGTGGATCTGGTGGTGGTGGATCTGGTGGTGGTGGTGTACCTGGTGGCGGTGGATCTGGTGGTGGCGGATCTGGCGGCTCACCTCCTCTACCGCCTCCTGCTCCAACACCCCCAGGCGGCGGCGGATACGGATATTA